TATGTTTCTCTAAAATATTCAACAAAAGAATCTAATGTTCTATCAATATCTAACGTATCCATTAATGTGACAGAAGTTCCGTATGGATTTTCTTTATATTCCAACCATTCATAATATGCTTCCATAAAATCAATAAATCCAGCGTGTTCGTTGCTTATAAAATCAGGAAGATATTCAGATATAATACTAGATAGAGGATTTTCAACAGTTTTGATTGCAGCATCAAGAAGTGTCACCACTTGCGATGGTGGTGGTTCGCCGCTCGCCGCTCCTTCATTGAAAACTAAAAAAGTCATTTGCTATTCTCACTCATTACTACTGATTGTGCTGAATGGTAGGTAGGATTCAGCAGAAATGTTTACAGAATCTGGATCAGCACTGTCGATTATTATAATAGAACCTCGTTCTGATATTATGTCTTTGTCAGCCGGCACACAAGTAATTTTTAGAATAGTATCAGGGACGAGCGTTGGATTAAATTTTTCAAGTGTTACAATTCCCTGTTCATAATCCACCGATCCAACATTGTCTACGATATAAGTTTTTTCATTGTTTGACAATTCATATATTTTCAATACACCATCGTTGTCATCAATATATGCATTTACCGTTTCTCCATTAGTTTTAGTATATGTGAATTGTGAAGACGAAACGACAGGGAGATGTCCAGAATGAGGATGGTATATTGGATTTTCAAATTTTATCGTATATGATTTTTCTTCCCCGGATGTTGGTGTAATCCTTTTTTGAAGAACAATGGAGGTTTGATTGCTTAGGATGGAAGAATCCGACTCATCCAATTCTTTAACGAATTTTGAATAACGAAGATTTCGTCCGAACTTTTCAAGAGATGTAACTTTGTATACCAGTATTTTTTCTTCTACCAACGTTTTTATGTCTTTTGTAGTTTTTGTTGTTGCATCAGCATCATAGAAAATTTTGCTGGTTATGTTCAGGTAAATATAATTCGGATCTACAACTTCTGGTATCACGCTAACTATGTTTTTTTCTTTAATCGAATTTTGTAAACTTATCTTTTCTTCATTGTTCAACACACTAGAGTTAGTAGGTTTTACACAAATAAACACTTTCCCATATTCGGGAGGATTATTATCTTCCCCGCCCCAGACAAACACATCGCTTGCATTTGTGTAATTGGTTTTAATATAAGACCTATAATCATTAGCAGTAACACTTCGATTTTGAGATTGGTATGATTTTGGAGCATTATATTTAATCGAATCTAGGGTTTCTTTACCACCACCACCATTTGAAGTAGTAATTACTTCAATATCTGAAATGTTCGAAAAGGAGGAACTAAAAGATCGAGAATTTATTTTATCCAATGGACCAATATTATTAGCAGGCGATCCATTGGTTATTAAATAATCAACAACAATAAGATTATTGTCGGATAAAGATGCACCCAAAATACCGTCACCAAAATAAATTTCATAGAAACCATCTTCAGTTTCTTGTGTGAAGTAAATTTTACTGGTAGAAGTTAATTCAATCACATCAGATGATTTTGTCCATGTGTCAGCATATCCAGTTGTATCGGTGGTAGAAGTTTGCACAAATACATTTAGTCTGTCCATGTCTATGTTTTTATCGGGGATGATAAAACGCTGATTTGATATATTGCTATCAACGATGAATGAGAAATTTCTCCATGTCCCTTCTACTAAGGTTACATTTCGTGCAATCTTTTGTGTGCTGTTTAATACCTCAAACGTTTCAACATCGGGGTTCGAGAATGTATAACTCACACCATCTTTTACTGCTGTGAAATTTGTCCTTTTGGTAAGATATGTTGTACTTGTATCAGTACTATTAATAGTAACATCCACTACTGCTGTTGAAGCAGAAGACGACGATGGAGTATACCCCAATGCTTTTGCGTGTGAAATTACTGAAGTTCTCTTAACAGCACTGTCAAGGAACAATTCATTAGCGACCATGTTATTATAAAAACCCTGATAATGTGTAACATACGCCAATAAATCTAATAAAATAGAGGCTCCCGACCCCTCAAAATTAAAATCATTAAATTGATCTAACCCACTTAAATATGATTTAAGATTATCTTTAATTCCAAAGAAATCTAAATCGCTTACTTCTATTTTTCTATTGTTTGTCATCGTAATCTCTCTAATTGGATTGATATATTTTCAATATTTGGTTGATTTAATATTTGATACCTAAGAGTAATGTTATATGAATTATCAACCATATCGTAAAGAATTTGCACTTCGTGTAATATAATTCTGGGCTCATGTCTTTTAAGAACATCGAATATTGATTTTCGAAGTTCTACTTTTGTGAGTGGAGTATCTGGTTCAAATAATAATCTTCGAATTTTTGAATCAATATGAGGCTGAAATGGTTTATCAAATCTTCCCATCCGCACTAAATTTTTTACTGATTGTTTAATTGATTCTTTATTAACTTTCTGCACAATATCCCCCGTCACTGGATGTGCAATGAAATCCAAATCTAAGTCTCGGTATCGTTCTGTGTGGGTTTGTCCTGCCATACTTTATTTATGCTCAGTTTGTCTTTTCTGATTGGTTAATTCTACTTCAATTAAAGATTGACTTCTGTTCATCCAATCCTCTATTATTTCTTCATTAATGCCGTCCACTTTATTCCAACTACACCACTGGGCCATAACATATCCGATAATCATATTATCCTTTTGGAGAGGTAGGACAGAAAATGCTATAACGTTTCCGCTCTCAAGGTTTTGCTTCGCGTAACAATCGTCCATCTCAGTTACAATATATAAATCAGCCTTATCTTTTCGAATGATGTCAAGAAGTGACATAAATCGAGACATTAACAAATCTTGATGATTTTTACTTTCGTCTGATACACTTCTTTCTAAGGATTCGTGGGTGAGAGACATTCTTTTCATACCAATCCCATCAAGAAAATATCCACTATTATGAAATTGTATAAGATGTGTTCTTGCACAATCCACACGGAGTCGCAATTCTGTAATTGTCTCCTGTAGTTGTGTGTGTGTGTGCCAAAACTTATCAGGAAAATCTAATGTTGGCGATATGATGTCCTTTGATTTCTTGTGATTTTTTATCTTCTTTCTGACAAAATATGTAAAAAATCCTACAGCAGCCGCAGCAACGGCTGTTCCAAGTGATACCCATTCATTCCAATGACTCATGCTCATTTATACTTCCTTATACACTTTATGTATTATTGTAGGCTGCTTAATTTTTCTTTCATCGACAGAGAAGATATGTTATTTATCAATTTTTCCGTGAAACAAGGATCATTTGAACTTGATATTAACATATTTCCGACATTATAATTCTGAATTGTTTGATTTGCATTAGTATATGCAGAATTATCACTTGTAATTAAATTTGTTATATTAGTTGCTGATGTATCTATATTACTGATGTGTGCTGTAAGTTCAGTAATGAATCCAGAGCCGGTGCCAGTCCTTGACGAATTGATGTTAATAAAATTAATAACTTGATTGTCTATCTTTTGTTTTATGGTATTTAATTTTGCAGAACCTGGGCCCAGTATACTATTAAATATTGGGCTAAAATTATCTTTGACTCCACCAGTTACAGATTCACAAATTGAATTATATGCCTTTGCTGTTCCCACTAATCCATTCAAACCTGGCTCACCATTTGGTCCTGTAGCACCCAACACAACACCAGACAACCTATTAGAATGTGAAACATAGGAAGTTAGATTTGTCCTTAATGTGGTCAACGCACCCGTCAACCCATTAAATATTGATGGCGATGTACAGTTGTCTACTGATGTTAATGCACTTGCGACAGAAGCACTCACACCATCGATATTTTCTTTTGTTGGATTTACAAATGCATTGCCATTTGTTACTTGGTCCATAATGCTCTTCTTTTCGGAAGAAATATCAATCGATCCAATAACACATCCTTCTGTGGGGAAAATGCCCATGATTAATCTCCTGCTCTCACTGTTGGAAATCCTGTTGCAGCATCACCACATGATGCGATATCGCCCTGTCTCACCACACCTTGCCCATTTACCTTAACTGTCAAGGAACTTTGATTCATGATTCCTGGCACCTCACCGTGTCCTGGAATTGGTCCGTGTGGAGTTATGGGAGATCCCTGTAGTGCGACGGGATCGCCGCCCACCTTCACGTTCGTTGATCCTAATATAAGATTAGCACCAAAGGGTATGGTCGGATCAGTTGTTCTTGTAATTTCGCCTGGCATTATTGTCCTTCCGGTGGATTTAAATCAATTCCGGTAGTACCCTTGAGTACCATACTTCCTTCTGTTTCAATATTAATATTTTCTGTTGCTTTCATGGTTATGTTTTTAGATTCAAGTTCGAAATCGCCATCAGAAGTTATATTAACATCTCCATTTATATTTTGTTTAACATCTCCGTTCACTACCTGGTTCACACTACCATCAACTTGAATATTGGCACTTCCTTTTATATAAAGTGTAAAATTGCCAATATTCTCTTCATCTTCGGAATCTTCTTCGTCGTCTGATTTTGGCCCAATGAGGATATTCGTATTACCAACAACATTGATAAACTTTTTCCCAAGAGTAAATTCATAATCATCGCCAACTACCTTTACAACTTTACCACCGCCGGGATGAATTTCTTCAAAGGTTCCAGATTTGTGATATGTGTGTATTCTTTCTGATTCTGGCGTGTCATCGAATTCTTGAATGTGACCACTCTCAGATTGATAAACATAATTGTATGGATATTCTGCCATGAATGGTGTTTCTGGTTCTCCCCACCCACTGTCTCCAGCGTTATTTGCAGTTGGATAATCTGTAGTGGCTCCAGATATTTTTGATTCTACTATGGTTCCAGAAGTTATACCCCTTGCCAGTCTATTCGTGTCTTGTTCGGCAGTGAATCCATCTTTTGGATATATTCCAGAAGGATCACAAAAACCCCTATTGGTGTTGGGTTTTTCTACAGGGACAATGCCGCCGATGGTTCCAAAAAATACTGGTTCTTGCAGATTAAATCCATCTCTGAAGAATCCTATCACCCATGTTCCCTCGACGGGGCCCAATGGGGAGTTTCCAATCCCGTTCATCGCAGCAGATGTGATTGGTTGAATTGGAAATGCCCATGGTAAATTTTCAGTGGGAATTAGTGTTTTGTCATCTGTATGATAACCCAAACATCTAATTTTACACCTACCAAGTAACATAGGATCTTTCCTGTCCTCTACTACTCCTTGAAACCAAACAAAACCATCTTTCCCCATATGATTCATGATAATACACTCTCAACAGATGATGCATTACCAGAATCAAAAATAGTATAATCTGGAGTCGGTTCAACATTAGACTCTTTGCAAAGTTTCATTAATAATGTATGTCCTTTGGTTTTGCTTATGTTGTGAGTAATTTTTGTTATGATATAATTTCCAGTAGCACTATAATCCAATTTCCCTCTACCATTTTCATCCGTACCTTCGAATGAATTTATTATTGCTGATATTTTATCCCCCACTCTTCTTGTGCTATCTCCAGCAACTAAAATTTCAATTGAATTTGAAAGAAGTTGACTTATCTGTGCATCATGTCGCTGCATCCAGTTTTCAACTCCTTCGTTGCCACTGTTAAATTTTACATCATTGGGAACTCCATACATGTTTGAGTGTGTGGGAACAAAATATTCTTTAGATGAGGGTTTTGTAGAAAAGATGTTTGCTTTTTGAGGAAGAATGGGGCTGGGATTTAAACTTGGTAATTCACTAAACTCTTTTAAGTAGTTGTAGTTTTGTACGGTGTATGATTTGTTTACAATGTCATGCACCAACATTGACGAAGCATAGGTTCCTCTGTATATTTCTCGGCTCCTGTCAAACCCACTAATTATTAATTTTCTTATGTGCGTAAAGGACGATTCCACGTTTACTTCTAGGTTAGGATGATCCCGAATAAAATCGTTTGCATTGTCTACCCCGTATGTGTATGTTTTAACTACATTTTTTTGGAAAAATGAACTAAGAGAACAGAAATGAAATCCACTCAAGTCTTGATAAAAAACATAATTAGCAATTTTGGGATTGCTTGTAGATGCTGCTCTTTTTGCTAACCAGTTGATTGCAAGAAAGGGTTGCCAATTCGGAATGATTATGTTTTGTTCTCCGTTGGTATTTTCATTTGTTATTAATTGTTTTCCGTTTTCGCTTGATTCTACAGTATCATACGAAGATGGATTAATGAAATTAGTGTAGATATCATCTACAATATTGCTTATAGTTTGATTATTATATGATTTATTGACAGAACTAAAAAGACCTATTGTAAAGGTAGGACATATAAAATGTATGTCGTATATTTGAGATTGTTTATTTTTTAGGGGAATCCTATCTGTAATTTTATCGATTATAAAAAACAATTCTATTTCTTTACCAGTCGATGGTGTATGAAATGAAAGAAGCACATATTCTTGCCCAGTAAGGGGAAGATTTGTTACAACACTTGATGCATCTATTCCCGAAATTATTCCAGATATGTTATTTTGAAATATGTCTTCGGATATTTGACATATAGCATATTGATTCATTATGCTAACACCTTCAGGATTGCTTTGAGTGACTATACTAATGTCCTGTAGACGTACATCATCCTGCCTAAGATAAGCATTTGGATCTACTGCTGGTGTAGAAAAGGGCTGTTGTGTATTGTTCTTTGCCATTATCACATTATCTCTTATTAATTAAACTTTTAAATTCCCGTATGACTTGGTCCAGATGTGTGGGGTTCAGTAAAGATATTTTTCTTTTGTCCTCGTTTTGTTCCGTTTCATAATCATAATTTGTCTTTACATAGTTGCTTGAACTGTTATATGTGTATCCATATAATAAAGTGTTTCCGAAAGTTACTCCACCAGAACCCATCGACACTTGAGTTATTCCGTTATACTTTGACAAAGGATCCAATCTTATTTTTGCTGTTTGAGAACCACCTCCAATGTCATCATATCCATCAAAGGTTGATCCTGAAGTTTCAAAATGATGAAGTGCCTGCGAGGAATCTGTGACTATTCTTTTAACAACTGCTTCTCCTACATTTTGAGTTAATAGGGTTCCCCCTGTTGCATTATACGATTTTACTAAATCATCTGCGGAGAATTCATATCCAGAACCCACCCCAGTAATAGTAAGTTTATTGAGTGTTGGATCATATTCTTCAACCAATCCACCCCATCCCGTAAGGCCAGTTCCGCTTGTTTTTACAAGAGTATCATTTGGTAGGAATGATCCAGTCACACCATCAGCAAAAAATAGAGTAATACCTTGATATTTTTTTGTCATATACTTTTCAAATTTTCGAACACTAAGAGGCCATTCAAAGAATGCATCAAATTTATCATTGAACATTAGAACTACCCAATGGTATTCGGGTGATCCATATATGTGATTTGCTATAGATTCTGGAGTCTCTGTATCTCCAATGTTATATTCGACGAAAAATTCAGATCCCGTCTTTCCAGTATTGTTGAATCCTACTCTACGCAATATATCAACAGCAATAACAGAACTGCCAGTTGCTCCAGTAGACCCGTCTAAAATTACTCTTGGAAAATTTTTAAAATACATTATCAATATCCTTGTTCGATTAATTCAGAATCCAGCAGTGTCATCTCTTCGAACGTGAGAGAAACGATCATGTTCGTAGGAGCCCCTGTACTTTTAAATGTCGAAAACGATCCAGCAGATGCGTAGTCAACATTAATTTCTCTTAACGCACATCTACCTATCCTGTTGATCCAGTCGTTTTCTACTACTTCTCCATATTCATTTACTGTTTGATATTCAATTTCAAACTCGGCGGGGAAGTTATAAAACGCACCTTGGCCCTTCGATTTGTTGAGGGTAGGATAAGCGTGTTTCTTAAACGCTTTAATTATTTCATAAGCCCTTACGGATTCTTCTTCATTTCTAGGAGAAAAGTTAAAGTTAAATTCAAATTTTCTAGAGATAGGTTCCCGAAACATCAATTGTTTTCTGGGGTTTGGCATGATTCGAGCCCCTGCCATCAAATAAGCATCGATGTTTGTATTTAATCCTATGAACCCAGCAATACTGTCCACAATTCTTGGTGCCTTTTGTATAAGCGCCTTTGCCGCTAATCCCTCCCAAGTATTTAATAGGTTTTGCATAAAGGATAAGTCTTGTTGTTCATATTCTACTAATGAAAGTGATTGAACTTTCTGTGGCATATAAAGAGCAATTGTGTCTTTTTGTTTTGTTCTTGCTTCTCCAAACCTTGCTAACCTTCCGGTTTCGTTAAACACCTTATTTTCATACGCTTCTTGGGCTTCTGTGACTGCATCTGTTGCATCTGCATAAGTTTGCAGCCCCTCGGCCTCCTCTGGTGTCAACGATACATCTTCTGCAATTGCGCCACCGGCATGGAAACCTAAAACTGCTGCACCACCCATACCAGCCAGATTGATCAAAGTTCCCCATTTTCCAAGTCTACCGTTTGACAGACTCGTTAATGCTCTGGTTCCCATATATCCACCAACAGCACCCGCTCCAACACCTGCTAAATTGCCGGTAAATATTTTACCTTCTGCTGACTCCACACTCTCAAGGACATCTGGCGTTAAGTTTTCAACACCAGCATGAATATCGTTGTATATGTGAAATACCATCATGTGTGTATGTTTGTCTGTCCCCAGAGTTAAAGGAAAATCCAATCTGGTGGATGTGTCATATATGTCTGTTGCCGATATATTCCCTAAAAAATCTGATTGTAAATTTCTAACGGAATCGGTTGCAACCGGATGGTGTGAGTTTTGATTATTTTGCCTTATTTGGCCAAGAAAATCTTGATTCATATATGATGGAAATGGCATTGTTTAATTCTTCCTTATAATGTGGGGAGATATATAATATATATGGCATATAAAGGACGATATAAACCAAACTGCCCAGAAAAATATATTGGTAATCCAACCAATATTATTTATAGAAGTCTTCTTGAGAGAAGATTCATGGTATATTGTGATAAGAAGAGTAGTATACTTGAATGGGGATCTGAAGAGGTTATAGTTCCATATAAATCACCAGTTGATAATAGGATGCACCGATACTTTGTAGATTTCATAATAAAACTGAAAAATAAAGATGGGATAACAGAAACTCTACTAATAGAAGTTAAACCAAAGAAGCAATGTTCTGCACCCAAAAAACCTAAAAAGAAAACAAGGACATACCTCAACGAAATAAAAACTTGGGGAGTCAACAGTGCAAAATGGAAGGCTGCAACCGAGTACGCAGAAAATAAAGGGTGGAAATTTATTATAATGACAGATGAAACTTTGGCTCCTTAATTTGGCATACATATTTACATGCCTGAAGAATCAGAACATCTAGGACCAGCCTCAGCCGGGGCCATATATGCAGCACCAACATCCATTGGTAGTTTGGTGGCATCGCCGGACATAATTCTCAGTCGTAAAAATGTTTTTGATGCCCTTGATGAGATGTTCTTAGAAACAGGATTTGCTCGCGGATCACAACAAGCAATGGAATGGTATAGAAGTCTTGTCCGCGAAATGTTTGAAATGACAGACCTTTCACCAGAAGAGACTGTTTTGAGAGACAAAACAAGACTGATTCAAAAAACAGGATATAAACGAGTTGGTGGGATGTATTTGTTTAACTACTTCCCAAAAACTAGATCAAAATTAAAATACTATGATACAGTGCCATTGGTTTGGATATTAAAATTTTATCACGATGGGTTTTTGGGGTTAAATTTACATTATCTTGCTCCATCGATGAGAGCAAGATTTTTCCAAATAGTACGCACAAGAATGCGTGGGTCTATTGAAAATAAATGGTCTAGATTAGAACTCCCATATTCTATGTTAAAAGATAACAGACACTTTAGATATTATAGACCGTGTATCAAACGGTACAAAACAAACCGCATTGGTTCTAGAATATTACACATTTGGCCTAAAGATTGGGATTTAGCAATCCATTTACCAATCGAACGATTCAAAAAAACGAATAGATATTTTGTGTGGATGGAAAGTAGACAAAAACTAGTAGAAGAAAAACAGGGAGTAGCAGAACAATGACATCATTTTTACCAGAAATTGATACAAGCATCAACCTTCCCCTTGTGGGAAATGTTGATTTGTTTGGAAGTGGTTCTAATGTGCCAAATGCGATTGATACTCTTGTGGCCAGCATATCCCACAAGAAACTTTCATACCCATTCAAATATGAAATTTCATTTTCCGCAGTCGATCCAATGTCTAACTTAAGATTAGCAGTGTCCTGTGAGAATGTGACAATGCCAGGAAAAACAATTACAACTCAGGAAATTAAAACACACGGGCCCGTAGATGAAATGCCATATGAGGTTTCCTATTCGGGAGATGTCGAGGTAATGTTTAAACTGGCCGGAGATTATTTTGAACGAAATATATTCGAGAAATGGCAAAATAAAATTGTAGATCCGAAAACAAATAACCTTGGGTATAAAGACTCATATGTTTCTGAAGTTCAAATAACCCAATTAGACCAGCAAGACCAACCAATTTATCATCTTATACTTGAAGATGCTTTTCCAAAAACAATACACCCACTTGAACTTGGAGATGAGAAAGAAGGAATACAAAAACAAACTATTAGTCTTTCATATCGTCAATGGAGAATGAAAGCACCCGATGAAGTTGGGTTCCTGCAAGGTGTTATAAATAGATTAGACCTACGAGGAAGATTGAACAGAAAAATTGATGGCATGTTTGGTGGAACCATACCAATGACACCCACCGCAATAGGCGGAACTGTACTTAATCTCCCATGGGGACTCGACCCCGAGCAGATAACAAATCAGGGTGGGGTTGCAATATCAAATTTCTTTGGCGATATACTTGGATAACTGAAACTTAATTAATGGAGAATATTATGACACTACCAACAATAACTTTACCAAAATATAAATTAAAATTACATTCATCAGGAAATGCTGTTTCTTTTCGGCCATTTGTCGTAAAAGAAGAAAAAGTATTAATGATCGCAATGGAAAGTGGTAACTTTAACATGATTGTAACTGCAATCAAAGACACAGTGAAATCGTGTACATTTGATAAAATTAATGTTGATGAATTACCAGTATTTGATTTGTGTCATTTATTCCTCAACATTCGAGCAAAATCTGTTGGTGAGACAGCAGAACCCATTTTATATTGCCAGCACTGTGATACACCCAATCCAGTTGAAATTGATTTAACAAAAATTAATATTGATGAAGACAAAGAACACACGAAGAAGATTTCGTTGGGTGGCGAATTGGGAATTGTTATGAAGTATCCTGTGTTGTCTGAAGATGTGGAGTCAGAAGAACAAGAACAAATATCGATTAAATCTATTGCTGATTGTGTCGATATCATCTATGAGGGAGATGCCATACATAAATCTTCTGAATATAAAGACGAAGAATTAAAAACGTTCATAGAAGGGTTAACACATAAACAATTTGAAAGTATTTTAAATTTCTTTTCTACTATGCCAAAACTACACCACGATGTCAAGTTTAAATGTGCCAAATGCGAAAAGGAAAACGAATTTGCATTGGAGGGACTTGGTGATTTTTTTCTCTAAGTCTCTCCCATGAAACGCTGATGTTGTATTACAAGTTAAACTTCCAAATGATGCAACATCACAAATATTCTCTTGAAGAGTTAGAGAATATGATGCCGTGGGAGAGAGAAATATACACAAACTTATTAATAGAACACATCAAAGAAGAAAATAAGAAAATGGAACAAATGAGCAAACAATAATGGAAGATAGAATTCGACAACTTGAAGATAAAATAATAGAGGCAAAGAAAAATGTTCGCTCGACTTTATCTATTGGCGAATTGAGCAGAGAATCAATTCGTGATGTTATTAAAGAAGTCTCAGAATCACAAGCAGAACTTAGTGCTTTGTTTGGAAAATCAGATAATGAACTGAAAGGATCCACCAATCTTCTCAAAAGTGAAATAAAAAAACTTATAGACGAAGGAACAAAAGCAGATTCGAAGCGGCTAAAGGACATCAGCAAACGAATACAAGAAATCGCAAAAGTAAGCACAGAAGTTGATGGTGCAGAGGGTGATTTTTTAAGCGAATACGCATCTATTGCCATGGGTGGTGTTGGTAAAGCAAGAAAACACGCATTAAGAGAAGAGAGATCTAAATCAACACAAGGATATGGAACAAGTATATTCACTACAATATTTGGAAGTAAGTTTGGTGGGTATTTAGCAACAGTTCCCGGAAGTAAAGGTGCGAATTCCCGCAAAAGGTCCCACGCAGAACTTCGTTTACGAATGGCAGAGTCCGATCTTGGTGTCGTATCAGAACAAAGTACAGATGATACGCCTGCTGAAAAAGAAGAAGTAAGAAGAAAACAAGAAGTACGAGTCCAAGAAGTAAAACAAAAAGAAAATGTTGTTATCGACTTGTTGGAAGAAATACGAGACATGGTTAAGCATCCTTCCATAATCATGGCAAACAGCGGTGGTGCAGCAGGGGCTGACGGTGACGACGGCGGTGGACTTGGCGACATCGTTACGATGGACAATGCCATAATTGCTGCAATGCTTGCAGGCCCAGTGGGGGGAGCAGCAAGATGGATTGCTAAAACCCGTGTCGGCCAATGGATGCTTGGTGGAGCGGCCACGGCGATAGGAGCAAGATTGGGAAGTTCTGCTGGTGGCGGCGGTGGTCTTGCCGCTCTTTGGGCCGGGTCCAGATCCGGGGCAGCGACAACAACAAGAATGGGTAGGTTAAGTGCTGGTGCAAAAGCAATTGCCTCCAGTAGTCGAATCGCCGGTGGGTTGATTTCTTTTGGTATCACAGAAACGTTATGGCAAATCGGTCAAGCAATGATTCGAGATGCAGAACACACAACAACTAAACTAAATGCAGCAATTAATTCATCAGGGTCATATATCGATCCAGAAGGCATAACAAGATCACTCACCAGTGGTACTGAAATGGATATGTTTGGGAACATAGTGCCAGGATCGGGTAGTGTCATTTTTGATCCTAATAGAACCCGAACATCTACGGGAAATGCCTGGCTCGACAGTCAATCCAATAATATAGAAATAGCAAAAAATAAATTAGATATTAACGAAACTCAAATAATAGAAACCATGAGGGCCGCCCTTGCAGCACGAAACAATGATGAACACGTTGAAGCAAATTCATTGATGGGCGCTGCTGAAGG